GCAGACCGCAAGACCGAGAACAGTTCGGAAAAACCGAACAACTCAACTATTTCCAAAATGGAACAAGTTGAGGACGATGCCACAGACAGAAAGCACAGGCTCACCGATAGGAGACTATCGTGATGGAGTAGGTGCGTGGCAGACGGATTGTGCGTGGAAGTGAGTTTAAAGTAATTAAGAGTAGTTTAAAGCATCGGGGTAGTTTAGTTTGGTAGAACGGCTGTGAGGGCGCGCTTATCAGCAGACCTCGGTTCAAATCCGAGCCCCGATATAACAACGGCATTCCAGAGGGCGGGCATATAAGTTAATAGGTTTATGATTATTTTTAAGTATTTCTTGCTTTGTGCAACCGCTCGCCCTCTGTTTGCAATTGAATTGATAAAACTATGACAGCAAAACAGTTTTTAAGACAATACGAAGAAGCCAGCAACAAGGCTCTTCAGCGTAAAAGAGAGTATAAGAAACAGCTCGAGCTTATAGGCTCTGTGTCTGTCAAGATGGATGGGATGCCTCACGGATCTAATATATCCAAACCGACTGAGGAGGATGCACTCAGGCTGTCGGAGAAGGCACAGAAATGGAGAGAGGCTGAGCTGGAGGCTATCAAGCTACGCCAGGAGGTCTATGAGCTGATTGATGCAATCCCGGGCATAGAAGGTAAGGTCCTCTATGAAAGATACATCAATCTGCATAAATGGGAGGAGATATGTATTCTGCTGCATTATTCATGGCAGGGTATTCACCTTATTCACAGGAGAGCGCTTGCCATCGTAGACAGTAGATTGAAATGTACTACTGATATGTGAAATATTGTATGCAGAAAATAAGGACAACATATTCTTCTTCTATTTTTCACACTCCTTTCCATAATTATTCAGCAAAGAGACGGTTTGAGGGTTTCCGTCTCTTTTGCTTTGGAGGAAAACATGGCAAACGAACAGAATCTAATGACACCGCAGGAGCTCAACGCCCGCTTAACCCCCGAAGAACGGAGGGCAAACGCAAGCAAGGCAGGCAAGGCGAGCGGACAGGTGCGCAGAGAAAACAAGTTAATAAAGGACCGCATTCTCGAGCGTATGGGTGAGAAGGACTGGGATACCATGATCGACAACCTCATCAAGCGGGCAACAGAGGACACCAAGTCTTTCGAGACACTGCGTGACACTATAGGCCAGAAGCCGAAGGAGACGCTCGCTGTTGAGAACGAGCACATCGTGATAAGGCTGAACCATGACAATTGATATTTATGACGAGATATTCAACGAGGCTTTTCTGCCTTATCTGACAGACTACGCTCACCGCTTCGAGGTCTACTACGGCGGAGCAGGAAGCGGTAAGTCTGTATTCATCACGCAGAAGATCCTGATAAAGGCGCTTATGCAGCAGCGCAAGGTCCTCATCATGAGGAAGGTCGGGTCTACTCTGAAGGACTCCTGCTGGCAGCTCGTACTCGATACGCTTTCCCAATTCCATATTCTCCTTTATTGCAATATCAATAAGTCTATTATGACCATCGAGCTGCCTAATGGGTCCGTCCTGCTCTTCAAGGGTATGGATGACTCAGAGAAGATAAAGTCTATCACAGGCATCACGGACATATGGGCAGAAGAAGCAACGGAATTCAGCGAGGAAGACATAGAACAGCTCAACCTCAGACTCAGGGCAAAGGTGAAGGACCTGCAAATGTTCTTCAGCTTCAACCCTGTAAGCAAAGCCAACTGGGTGTACAGGCGCTGGTTCAGGGACGGAGCCGTCATCACAGACGATACCGCCGTGCACCGGAGCACCTACAAGGACAACAGATTCCTTCCGGATGCGTACATCGAGACCATCGAGAAGATGGCAAGGACGAACCCGACATACTACCGCATCTATGCGCTCGGTGAGTTCGCATCACTCGATAAGCTGGTGTTCAACAACTGGCGTATCGACAGAGTGGAAGATACGCACGACTGGGACATGCTTTGCGGTCTTGACTTCGGTTTCACGAACGACCCGACAGCATTCCTGGTCTCGTTCATGAAGGAGAAAACCCTCTTCATCGCAAAAGAATATGTTAAGACAGGGCTCCTCAATGACCAGATAGCAACGGTCATAAAGGAGCTTGGTTTCAGTAAGAGCACCATTATAGGTGACTCGGCAGAAGTAAAGAGCATCGAGGAGTTGAGGCGTGCGGGACTGTATCGGATCTATCCCGCTACAAAGGGGCAAGGCTCCGTCCTTCAGGGCATACAGAAACTGCAGCAGCTTGATATAGTGGTAGATCCTGAATGCAGCCACGTCATCACAGAGCTACAGAACTACGCCTGGAAGAAGGACAAAGCCTCGGGTGAATACGTCAACGAGCCTATTGATGAATTCAACCACTGCCTCGATGCACTGCGCTACTCACTGCAGTGCGTAGACAGATACAAGAGGCTCACATCATTAAGCAAGCATACTTTAGGGCTTTAGGAGACAACATGAAATACTACTTTCCGCAGGACAAGGTCCTCACAAAGGACATCATCAAAAAGTTCATCGAGAAGGACCGCGCAGAGAATGCACGCAAGATAAAGCTCTACGACTACTACAAGGGCAAGCACAACATACTGCAGAGATCCTACGAAGACGCAAGCAAACCAAACAACAGAGTCGTTAATCCATACGCCAACTACATCACAACGATGATGACCGGCTACTTTATCGGCGAGCCTGTTGAATACACATCCGAAGACGAGCAGGCGCTCGAGAGCCTCAAGGAGGTATTCGAGTACAACGATGAGCCTTCAGTAAACAAGGAGATAGCTAAATGGCAGAGCGTCTGCGGTGAAGGCTATGACATCATCTACATCGACAAGGACGGCAACACACGCTTCAAGGCGCTTCCTGCGCTCGGTATGATACCGATCTATAACGATGACATCGACGAGGACCTGCTGTACGTCATTCGCTACTGGACGGCAAACGACATCGAGACAGACATGAACATCGAATATGTCGAAGTCTATTCAAGGCTCGACATAACGAAGTATCAGCTGGATCTGAGCGGCCTTCGCCAGATTGAGCAGAAGTATCACGTCTTCGGACAGGTTCCGGTCACGCCGTACTACAACAATGCTGAGTGCCAGGGTGACTTCGAGCTGGTCATCAGCGAGATAGACGCATACGACAGCTTCGAGTCAGACAGCGTCAATGAGGCTGACTACTTCGCTGACAGCTATCTCGTACTCAGCGGCATGGAGGGCACGAAATCCGAAGACATCGCAGGCATGAAGCAGAACCGCGTGCTGTTATTCCCTGAAGGCGGTACAGGTGCATGGCTGACAAAGAATGTCAATGACGCATGGATAGAGAACGAGAAGAAGCGTCTTGATCAGGACATCCACAAGTTCAGTTTCTGTCCGCCGATGACGGACGAGAACTTCGCTGCCAATGCTTCAGGCGTGGCTATGCGCTACAAACTGCTCGGGCTTGAGGACAAGACAGGCGTGAAGGAGACGGAGTTCGAGAAGGGACTCCGCAGAAGGATAGAGCTGATATACGGCATCATGCGCAAGGTCAACGGAAACATGGCATACCTCGACATCAACATCGTCTTCACAAGGAACCTTCCACAGGACCTGTCGGCTATGGTCGACACCGTAGTCAAGCTCGACGGAGTCATCAGCGACGAGTCGAGGCTTTCACTGCTGCCGCTTGACCTTGATACAGAGGCAGAACTTGCAGCGGTCGAAGAGAAGAAGCAGCAGAACTACGCCCTGTTCAGTGACAACTTCAACGAGGTAAGAGATGGACAGGAGAGTGCAGAGGAATAACAAATACTGGCGTGAGAGAGCCATCAGAGAAGAGGCAGGCATAGACAAGCTGTCTGCAGAGACCTCCGACAGGATGGCGAAGCTGTACCGCCAGTCGTACCGAAGGCTGACGAAGGAGATCAACGCATTATATGCGGAGATCCTGGACAACGGCATGGAGGACATAACAAGAACACAGCTTTACAACTTAAACCACTACAGAAGACTGCGTGATGCAGTCGCAAACGAAGTCAAGGGCCTTGCAGACGAAGAAAAGAAGGCTCTTGACTATTTACTTGACTTCATCGCTGTTGACACGTACAAGGGCAATTTTGAGGCTCTGGGGATAGAGTTCGACCTTGTGTCTGAACTGTCAGCCAAAGCCATTGCGACGGAGAACTGGAGCGGTATCACTTATTCGAACCGCATCTGGAAGAACGCCGACAACTTCAATGTGCGTGTCATGGATGATGTAGAGTCCCTTATCGTCAGCGGGAAGATGCCTGCAGACGTGAAGCGTCAGCTGATGACCGACTACGGCGTCAAATGGAATGAAGCCGACAGGCTCATCAGGACGGAATCGTCCCGGGCATACAACAAGGCGGCAAGGGATTCATATACAGCAGCAGGAATCGACATGTGCGAATTCCTCGCTGAATCAGACTGTTGTGATATCTGCAGGGAGTTCAAGGGCAGGAAGATGCCGACATTGCAGTTTCCTGAACTTCCGATGCACCCGAATTGCAGATGCACGATAGCACCAATCGTTGAGGGGTTCAAGTAATTGGACAACTCATTTTTTATGGGACGGTTCAAGGCCGTAACAGGAGGACACAATGGAAAACGAAAACATCAACACACCAGAAGAGCAGAAGGAAGAGGCAAAGACTTACTCAGAAGACGAACTGAAGACACTGCTTCAGAAGGAAGGTGACAGGCGAGTCACCGAAGCACTGCGCAAGAAGGAGCGCGAGATCAAGGCGCTCGAGCAGAGGCTTGCAAACGAGAAGACCCTGTCACAGCTCGACGAAGAGTCAAGGGCAGCGAAGGAAAAAGAGATACGCATCGCTGAACTTGAAGCACAGCTGAAGGACTTCCAGACGGCACAGACCAAGAACGAGGTCATGAAGGTGCTCGGAGCGAGAGGCCTGTCGGCAGAGTTTGCTGACATGCTTGCAATCGGCACCGATACGGAGGAAGCACAACAGCTGATAGACGCCTTCGACAAGCTCTTTAAAAAGGAAGTAGCTCGGGAAGTAAAGGCAAGGCTTGCAGAGACATCGGCAGTGCCGCAGATAGCGGACGCGATGTCGGGCAAGATGACAAAGGAACAGTTCAACAAGCTGCCCCTCGCAGAACAGCAGGCCATGTACGACTCTGACCCTGAGCTTGTAAGAAGTTTAATCAATTCATAAGGAGATACAAAAATGGCTAACAATCCATATGCAAATCTTGTTCTTGAAAACAAGTTCGAAAGCCAGCTCACTACAAAGGTAGACCTGGCAAACTATCTGACAGCTGACTACTCACTCACAGCATCAGCTGGCATGAAGAAAACTATCCACAAATACAAAGCAACCGGTGCTGTCGAGGATCTCGCTCAGGGCGTAGGCAACAGCGGAGTATTCGAGGCAACATATGCTTCCGAAGACTACACTGTCGGCGTAACGCAGGGCAAAGGCCAGTACTTCGATGAAGAGGCCATGAAGGACCCTATGATCGTTGACACAATCACGAAGGGCATGGCAGAGGCTATGGTCAACGACTTCACAGCTAAAGCTATCGCAGAGATGATCAAGACACAGCAGACTGTAGAGTGCGACTTCAGCACGACAAGCTCCGGCTATCTCTTCGGTAAGGTAGTAGATGGTGCTGCACTCTTCGGCGAGGACAGCGAGGGCGTATTCCTGCTCATCAATCCGAAGGATGTTGCATATGCAAGAAAGCAGCTCGGAGACTCGCTGCAGTACAGTGAAGGCTTCGTAAGGACAGGCTACATCGGCACTATCTGCGGCTTCCCTGTAATCATGACAAAGGCTGCACCTGAAGGTTGCGCTATCCTGGCAACAAAGGAAGCTGTCACACTCTTCATCAAGAAGGGCACAGAAGTAGAGCAGGAGAGAGATGCTGACACAAGAAAGAACCTCCTCTTCATCCGCAAGGTCGCTGTAGTAGCACTGACCAACGAGAAGAAGGCTGTAATTCTTGCTAAGGCACAGAGCACAGCTTGCGTTATCACTACATACACAAAGAACACCAAGACAGTCAGCGGAACATGCGGTACTGATGTCACCCATGTCGATGTATATGTCAACGGCGACTACAAGGCGACTGTAGCAGCAAGCGCCGGCGCATTCACAGGCACGAACTGCCTCAGCGCTAACCTCGCTGCAAGCGACACTGTAGACGCTATCGCATACGCACCGGGCAAGGCTGCAAAGGCTGCTACACAGGTAACTGTCGCATCTTAATCTTAAAGGAGGGGCAATATGGCAAATATTGACACCCTGAAAACTCTATTGCAGATATCGGACAATTCGCAGGACACACTCCTTGAGGCGCTCCTTGATCAGTGCGAAGCGGAATACCTCCGCAGGACGCACCAGAGCGAGGCTGATGATGCCATAGTCATCGAGATGAGCATCGAGAGATACAACAAGCTCGGCAACGAAGGCATCTCACACATGAACTACAGCGGTATCACAGAGACCTACTTTTCCGACTACTCGGACAAGGTGGTCAAGCTGATACGCTCAAAAACAAGGATGGTGACGATATGAGGATGGTGCCTCACTCGGTCAAGGTACCGACGTGGACACAGAGCGAATACGGCGAGCCTGTAGCGACATACGGCGAACCGACTACGATGCCAATGATGATAGGCTGGACTTCGATGCTCGGGCAGGACCTGAACAACTCCCTTTATCAGGAGTATGAGTTTGTTGGTCTTACGAAAGCGCATCTTGCTGAAGGCTCTATCGTCGATGACAAGTACATCGTCGGGCATGTCGAGACAGGACGCTGGAATCGCGTGTTCATGAAATACGTTGAAGGAAAGGACCGCACCTATGTCGAGTAATGCTGCAGAGATATCGGCAAAGATTGCAAGCGTATTTACACCCGGAGGAGAGGGCTTTGCGGCTCTCTCCTCTGCTATGGATAAGGCTTGCATCGGCGTAGAGGGCTCTGCAAAGAGGCGTGTACCTGTTAGGAGCGGAAACCTCCGAAACAGCATCACGCATATGACGCAGTCGGACGGAGGCTCCCTTGTGGGATATGTCTTCTCCAGCGTGCCTTATGCTCCGTATGTCGAGATAGGTACAGGTATCTATTCCTCGCAGGGTGACGGCAGGCAGACGCCGTGGATCTACGTAGATCCTGCGACAGGCGAGAAGATATTCACGCATGGCTCGCACCCGCATCCTTATCTGAAACCTGCATTGGATGAGAACATATCTGCAATAGAGAAATGCTTTGAGGGAATCATATGATAACAGACATTGTATCAGCGCTCGAGAGCGCAACGTCGCTTAGGGTATATCCATTCTGGACGGATGAGCTCAAGGAGTGCATCGTGTACGAATGGACACCTCGAAGCGATGACGGAAGCAAACAGAACGCACAGCTGATGATACGCATCAAGACGAAGTCGATGGCTCGTGCCGAGAGCATCGCAAAGTCAGTCAAGAGCGCACTCATCAGCCTGGGCGATGAAAAGAAGAACGATGCCTGGTGCAAGCAGAACGGAGGCGGCACACTCAAGAACGAGGCAACAGGCTTCATAGACTACATCATGTACTTCGACCTTGTGTACAGGTCGGACATTTAAGGAGGACATAATATGTCAGATAAAATCGTACTCGGCAGCGGAAAGCTGTATATCGATACTGTATCTGCATCGAGTGGTGTTTACGCCATTCCTGCTGACTCAGCTATCGAAGCAGACGCTAAGCTGCTCGGATATATCAAGGGCGGAGCGACTCTTGAATACACACCGACATTCTACACAGTCAAGGATGACCTCGGCTATGTGTCGAGACGTTACCTTACTGAGGAGTCGGTAATATTCAGAAGTGGCATCCTGACATGGAACGCTGATGTGCTCGACAAACTGTGCTCAACAGCTACAGTCACAAGCTCGACAGGTAAGAAGACCGTCAAGATTGGCGGCATCGACAACTACGATAATCAGATGTACATCCTGCGCTTCGTTCACGAAGACAGCGCAGAGGGTGACATCCGCGTCACTGTTGTTGGTAACAATACCGCAGGCTTCGAGCTTCAGTTCCAGCCAGACACAGAGACCGTACTCAATGCAGAATTTGAGTGCGTCCCTGGAGTCGGCACAGCAGGTACGCTCGTTGTATTTGAGGAAACTATTCCGAGCTAAAGAGCAGAGGAGGGAGGCTTTGTGCCTCCCTCTATTCGCATAAGGAGGTGATCCGGTGATAGATCTTTCTGGAATTAATAAATTCTATGAGCTGAAATGGTTTGATGGTTCTACGGTATGGCTCAAGAAGCCTACAGAGGAGATGCTGCGCAACATCGTGGCACTTGATAAAGCAGACGGCAACGGCATCGAGGTCCTTGACGAAGTGAAGGCGATAGTCATCGACCTTGTCAAAGACAATGACGGAGGCAGGAAGTTCCCGAAGGAGGAGCTTGACCAGCTCGATGCGGTCCTCTGCATGATGATACTCAAGGACTACTTCGAGACAGCGACAGAGCGCCTGGGGGAATAGAAATCCCGACTCTCCCCGGTGGAAACAGTGAAGAAACACCCTACACACAGACAGAGACCGATGACCTGCATCTTATAGCTGAATATACGAGGATGAGCTTCTCCGAACTGATGCAGCTTGATTGCATCACCTTCAAGATGCTTCTCCGTGATGCTTTCATCAATAAGATGCGACAGTCTGAGGAGGGAAGGGAATATCTGGAAAACTGCTGGCTTATGAAGCAGACGGAGCCAGACAGACAAAAACTACGAAGGGAATTCAAGGATGCTTGATTTAGGAACACTGAGACTTGGCATCAAGGTCGACTCGGCTGATGCACAGTCTGAACTGAATAAAGTCGGTGCAGCCGTAGAGGATGACGGAAAGAAGACCGACTCTTTGGCACTGAAGGCGAAGTCTATGATCAAGGCCTTTGTTGCCGCATATGCCGTCAAGGAGCTCGTCAAGCTCGGCAAGGCTGCGCTTGATGCCTACGCACAATTCGAGCAGCTTGAAGGCGGCGTAAATAAGATTTTTGGCGAAGATGCAGCAGAGACGGTCATGAAGAATGCAGAGCGTGCATATCAGACCGCAGGTATCTCCGCAAACAAATATATGGAGCAGGTGACGAGCTTCTCTGCTTCGCTGATACAGTCACTCGACGGTGACACGGCAAAGGCTGCGCAAGTCGCTGACATGGCGATCCAGGACATGGCAGATAATGCCAATACCTTCGGAACGTCTATGGACAGCATACAGAATGCTTACCAGGGATTTGCAAAGCAGAACTACACCATGCTCGATAACCTGAAGCTCGGCTATGGTGGCACGAAAGAAGAGATGGAGCGACTGCTCGAAGATGCAGAGGAGCTGTCCGGGGTCAAGTATGACATCGGCAATCTGAATGATGTGTATGAGGCCATTCACGTAGTACAGCAGGAGATGAACATCACCGGCACTACTGCAAAAGAAGCGGCAAGCACCATCGAAGGCTCGATGAACATGATGAAAGCATCATGGCAGAACCTGCTCATTTCTATCGGCAGTGGTCAAGGGCTCAACACGGCAGTCGACAACTTCCTTGCATCGCTCGGCACTGTGGCACAGAACATCATCCCGAGAGTCATTATGATAGCGGGATCTATCGTCAAGGGGCTTGTTGCAGCAATCCCGAAGATAATGACGAGTCTTGCAAACGCCATCTCAAAGTATGCCGACACGATAAACAGCAGAGCGGCAAGCAAGTGGCTCAATGCAGGTGTTAAGCTCCTGCTGTCACTGCTCAAGGGCATACTCAAGGCAGCGCCAAAATTGCTGTCGGCTGTCGCTAAGCTGGCAATCAACATCGTAAAGAGCTTCTCGAAGATAAACCTCGCATCGGTAGGACGTGCCATCATAAGCAGCCTGTTCTCAGGACTGAGAGCTGCATGGGGTGCTTTGAGTAGCTGGGTATCAAGCAAGGCCGCATGGATCAAGAGGATATTCAGCGGAGCAAAGTCAGCAGGCAATGCACCTGGCGGACCTGTACAGCGTATAGGTCTTCGTGAAGTTCCGTATGACGGATATCAGACAACACTGCATAAGGGCGAGACCGTCCTCACTGCAGCAGAGACAAACAGATATAAAGAGCTGTTGAACGCAGGACCAAAAACCTACAATGACGCAGGCATCACGGTCAATGTATACGGCTCTGACAATATGAATGTGAAAGAACTTGCACTTGCTGTCGAGCAGAGGCTGATACAGGTGCAGAAAAGGAGGACGCTCGCATGGCAATAAAAGCACTGACAGGCTTCAAGGCATTGCAGTTTGACGGCGAGACATCGACGGACTACGGCGTACAGATCCTCGGCGAGGGAGTATTCAATGCACCTGAACGCGAGGTCGAGATGATAAGCATCCCGGGACGCAATGGTTCATTCGCACTCGACAAAGGACGCTTCGAGAACATCGATGTCACATATCCTGCAAACATCATTGCAGACAGCACCGCGGACTTTGCTGCAGCCATTTCGGACTTCCGCAACATGCTGTGCTCGCGCAGAGGCTACTGCAGACTGACGGATGACTATAACCCTGACGAATACCGCATGGCTGTGTATAAGAGCGGCCTTGAGGTAGATGAGAAGGTCCTGCGTGCAGGTGACTTCGAGATAGTCTTCGACTGCAAGCCACAGCGCTATCTGATGAGCGGCGAGGCTGAGATAAGCGTGTCTGACGGTGACACGATACTGAATCCGACACTGTTTGAGGCAAAACCGATGCTCGAGGTCGAAGGCTATGGCGATATAAACATCGGCAACAGCAAAATCACGCTCGAGAATATAACGATAGGCGAGGCGCTCCTTGTAAATGGGAAGACGGAAACAGGTGCCGCCAGCACGGTAGTCTGCGAGATCAAGGTCAAAACAACAGGCTACGAAAGCGGTGATGATATATACACCAAAGCGACTAAAGGACTTATAAGCGCCAACTGCAGTGTGAGAGGTAAGACAGGCTATTCAGCCGACTATACAACGCCAGTATACTATTGGTTTCCGACTGTTGTAGCGGGAACTGCGAGTTCAACTTCACAGCTGACAAGGTCAAGGACAGTAAATGTGAAAAACATCAGCACTGGGACTACCGAGACCGCTATAGTGAACGAGTCCACACAGTTTACTTATGACGGCGTGGACACCTTCACTTGTACGAATGTTATCACGCTTGGCGGAGACGGCAAAAACCACATCGAGATTGCAGCCAATAACGCGACTATCAATACCCTGTATGTCGATTCATCGGCATCAGCACTCGGAAACCCGACATACATCGACCTGGACATCGGTGAGGCGTACATGGTTGTTGATGGAGAGGTCATATCGCTCAACAACACTGTTGCTCTGCCGGCAAACCTCCCAGAACTTGCACCGGGAGCCAATGAAATAACATTTGACGATACGATAACAGACCTCAAGGTCATCCCGAGGTGGTGGAAGATATGATCCCGATTTTATACGACACTAACGAAGTCGCATTTACGAGCAACGGACTCGGAAGACTGCGCGACTGCATAAGCTGTGTGGTAACAGAGGAGCGAAACGGCATCTATGAGTGTGACTTCACATATCCTGTGAGCGCGGATGACTTCGACGATATTCGCATAGGACGCATCATCGGAGTGACACACGATGACACCGACGATGTGCAGCCTTTTGATATCGTGTCATTCACAAGACCGATTGACGGCATCGTCACATTCCACTGCACCCACATCAGCTACAGACAGAGCTATCTGACCGTAACAGGATCTAACGTCAACAGCCTTGCATCGGCGTTCTCTCTGTTTGAGAATGCAGAGCCTAACAACCCATTCACATATCAGACGGACAAAGACTCGACAGGGTATATGTCCTCGGCTGACGGTGTGCCGAAGTCGGTGCGCTCGATGCTCGGCGGTATCGAAGGCTCGATACTTGACGCATACGGCGGTGAGTATGAATGGGATAAATTCAATGTGATACTGCATTCTGCCAGAGGCGTGGTGAGGGACTTCTCCATTCGCTACGGTGTGAACATGCTCGACTATGAAGAGGAGTATGACAGCTCTGGTACTTATTCGAGCTGTGTTCCTTACTGGACAGACGGCACATTAAAGGTTGTCGGTGACAGACAGGACGCTGACGGCGTCACGATAACAGGAAGAGGCGAGTGCATCCCTCTGGATGTCTCGGACAAGTTCGAGAAACAGCCTACAAAGGCACAGGTCGAGGCTATGGGCCTGTCGGTGATGAACGCCAAAAATCCGACGATACCGAGTCAGAATATCCATGTGGAGTTCATAAGGCTTCAGGATCTTGGCTATGAGGGGCTCAACAATCTGCTTCAGTGCAGACTGTGTGACACCATCAATGTGGTGTTCCCATTCTACAATACGACAGGGCGCTTCAAGATAGTCAAAACTACTTGGGACGTACTTGCTGACAGATATGAGAGCATGGAGCTTGGAGACCTGTCTGTAACGCTTGCGGAGGCACTCGGCATCAGCCAGGGCAACGAACGCACTGCAGACGAGGTCGACTACATAACAGTAAAAGGCACCAATGGTGATTGGTACTACGAGAAGTATGCGAGCGGTAAAGTCGAAGCGTGGGGCACTGTGACAAAATCATCGATCTCGTATTCAGCTTCGGGCAACCTTTACAGGAGCACCGACCTCGCTATAGCGATACCTTCGGGCATATTCTCGGAGACACCTACATTCGTCGAGGCATTCATCCATAGCTCAAGCACCGTCATTGTCAGCGTAATGGCAACGCCGGTCTCGAGCACATCGCTGACAGCGCAGATATGGAAGGCAAACAGCACGTCAAATGCGTGCACATTCAGATTCCACTGCGTTTACTATCCATCTGGTTATTAAAGGAGAGGCAAATGACTTTTGATTTTTGGAAAGCGGCGGGCATCAGAGCCTTCCGCACATTTCTTCAGGTAATTCTCGCAGTATGGACAGCGGGACAGCTCATCACAGAGGTCGACTGGAAGTTCCTTCTCATGTCGGCTTTTTCTTCGGCAGTATATTCGCTGCTGACCTCCATCCTTGCAGGCCTTCCAGAGGTCTCACTGACAAAGACTCTGTATGATCTTGACAACGAGCCGGAGGAGGATGACTTCGAGGACGGTGATGAATAAATGGCATTGCTGACAGAAGACAAGAGGAAAGCGTTTTTTAAATACCTCGGTTTCGGAGAATATAACGAGGCAAGCATAAGGAAGTTTCAAAGGAAGTATATGCGCTCAAAGGACGTTGACGGTGTCTATGGCACTAACACGGACATCGCACTACGCCATGTTTACAACGTAAAGCGCTGGACAAAGAACTTCGAGCCGGAAGAATTCAAGTGCGAGTGTGGAGGCAAATACTGCACCGGCTATCCTTCGTGGATGAAGAAGGTGGAACTTCAGAACTTGCAGAGTATCCGTGACCACTACGGAAAGCCGATGCTGATAACTTGCGGACTGAGGTGCAGACCGTACAACAATTCGCTTCGTGGCTCGATACCTAACAGCAAGCACCTGAGTGGATATGCAACTGACTTTTATATGCAGGGCGTTACTGACACTCTGACAAACAGGAAGAGGTCGATAAGCTGGATAAGAAAACTGCCGAATCACGGCTACACTTACGGCAACGGCATCAACAGCAACGGGGTGAACGTGGCTGCGGGCTATATGGGGAATTGCCTCCATACAGACACGAACGCGCCCAAAGTAACGAAAAAGCCGGTGAAAAAACCGGATCCACTTCAGCCGTGGTACGACGCAATGAAAACACAGTATAACTGGTCAAAGAATCAGATATACAAGTGGGTGACACCGACTGTGGCAAGCAGTAAGACAAAGGGCACTTGCATCACATTCCCGATGGTATCCCTTCAGAGACTCGGGCTCATCGGCAAAGGCAAATACTTCTACTTCCATCCGCAGCAGAAAAGGATAACCGGAACGGCTGCGGAGTATGTGAAGAAGCATACGGAATTATTCAAATTGTCATACCCTAACAAGACCATAAAGGCTCTGTGGAAAGCGGGCCAGATAAAGAAGGGCGACATCATCGGCTTCGGCAATCCATACTATCACACAATGGTATTCATGGGCATGAAGAACGGCAAGCCGATATTCAATACGATGGGGAGCCGCCGTGGTCTCGGCATCTACTATCCGACATATGCAAACCGCAAAGTAAATATGCTTGTACGGTTAAAGAAAACGACAAAGTGAGGTGAGCCGAAATGAACACAGACGTATTACTCACCATACTCGGCGGTGGAAACATCATACTTTTCATAAAGTTCCTTATTGAGAGGCATGACCGCAAGAAAGAACGAGAAGAGGACAACAACAGCGAGCACATTCAGAGTACGCTCAAGAAACTTGAAAAGGACGGTCTTAGGACACAGCTTCTTC